CTCCAATAGTTAATTCTGTTCCCATACAAATAACGTGTCTAGTTTCTGTAGATATTAAAGATAGTGTAGAAGTAGTAGGAGCATTAGCAATAGCTGTAGCTCTATTACTAGACATTCCTAATGATAAATCCCACTCGTAAGTTCCACCATCTTTTTCTGTTATAACTAAATCTTCACCCCAATTATTGATAGACCATAACCGTGCATCAAGGATTACACTAGATGTTGATCTAGGTGTTCCCCAAGTAGAAGCACCCCAAGTAGAAACACCCCAACCATATCCAAAAGTTTGTATAGATGGACCTATATTTAATTGATAAGTAGCAGTACAATTTGCAGTAGGCCCTACTGAAGAAGTTGCTGTTGCACTACTTTGAATAGTATAAGCATTAACATTTGATATACTTAAAATTTCATATTCACCATCTAGTGTGGCTGCAGGAATTCCTCCAACGTCAGTACTTACACTACTTAGTGTGACAAAGTCACCTAATAAAGCCCCATGACTTGTATCTGAAATAGTTACAACATTACTTGTATTAGTAGTAGTAATAGCATTAACAAGAGCATCTGTTGATCTTATAGGAGTAATATCTTGATTATCTCCAGATTGATAAACATATACTTTTCTATCAGTTCCTAAAGCTTCATAACGAGAACCATCTAAAGAATACCACTGTTCTAAAGCTCTTCCAACTCCCACATAATAATCTGCACTAAATTTTGTCCAGCCACCTATTTTTTGAGGAAGTCCTTTTCTAAATCTTATTTTATCACCATCTACCCATCTACCTTCTGCTCCTGTAGGAGTATTCTCAGTATCAATTCCTGGTTGAAAGTTTAATTGAGTTAATGGCATAGTTTTGTATTATACAGTAAAATTACAAAATATATACTATATTTTGTAGCATATAATGCTTTATATATTAATTATATAGATAATGAAAGAGAGAAAATAATATGTCCTATGACCATAAGATATCAGATTTAAAGTATAGAATCAATGGTTTAGTTCCCAAAGAGGTGTGTCAGAAAATAATAGATATATTTGAAAAATATCCTGAATTAAACGGATCAGAAAGTAGCTATAAATATAAATCTAAAACAAATGAAATGGATAATTTTAAATGTTTAAATCTGTCAAGAATAGATAACCCTAATGAAGATATACAATATGCTTTAACCATAGCTAAACATTACATAAACATAATGACAATTAATTATGTAAATTATATTAAATCTAAAAAAATATCTCCTACTTTTAATAATCATCTAATTAATTCTAGTGAAAATATAAGAATACTTAAATACGAAAAAGGACAGTGTATTAAAGATCATTGCGATGTTAATTATAGAACAAGAGCTTCTTGTACATTAAATTTAAATGAAGATTATGAAGGTGGAGAATTTAGATTTTTTGATGGTCAAATTAAAGATACATATAAAACGGGAGACGCTATGATATTTCCTGCAGAACCTATATGGATTCACGGCACTGAACCTATAACTAAAGGCACAAGATATTCAATAAATTGTTTTCTACATAATATAAACGATAAATGAAATTAGTATATCAAATACCTAATAAATTATATTACATACAAAATTTTTTAGATTATCCTACTTATAAAAAAATACACTATGATGTATTTAAAAGTAAAGACATCCATTTAAATTTAGCTTCAAATAATTGGGAAAAAGGATTATTAACAGGGTTTAAGAAATCCCCTGACCGATCAGACCTAGTCCCTGAATATGATCCATTAAAAAAATTAAATATTCTTTTAAACACTAATCCTTTTCATAAAATTAATCATCAGATTAAAAAATTTGTACTACATTCTATGAAAGATAATTCCGGGATTAATTGGCACGATGATCATAATTATAAGTATGGAATTACTTATTATATAAATAGAAGATGGAATTTTAAATTTGGAGGAGAATTTTTGTTTATGCATGAAAAAGCTAATGGCTTCATACCTTTAGTAGGTAATTCAGTAGTTATAGTTAAAGCTCCATTTGATCATAAAGTAACTCCTGTAATGAATCCTTTAGTTCCAAGGAAAACTATACAAATTTTTTTACCGAAAGACAATAAATGAAAATTCTAGGTATTAATATATCTCATCATATGTCCTATTGTGTTGTAGAAAATGGAGAAGTTAAATCATTTTTAAACGAAGAAAGGTTAAATAAACAAAAACATTTTGGACCTACTCTAGAAACTTTCAATAAAATAGAAGGATTAAATATATTTAAAGACATTAAATTTGATGTTGTGGCTCTTACCAGTTGGATAGAACATGAAAGTGAGTTAGAATTAGCTGAGTTAATTTTAAATAAACTAAAATATAAAAAATTTATTTTTGATAGAGAAAATCATCATAAGTACCACGCTGTATCTGCATTATATCATTCTAATTTAAATGAAGCTGTTGCTTTAATTAGAGATGGAGGAGGCGCCCCGTATTCACATGAATATCCTAATCACCGTGAAGTAGATTCAATATGGAAACTTAATAAATCTAAAATAGATTTTATATATGGTCATTATTCTGATGCTAGATTTAATAGTCTTAATAAAGAAATTAAAAAAGATAACACACTTTTAACTTCAAAAGTTGTAGGAGGATTAAAATATTCTAATTATGCTAGTCAAGCAGGCTTTTCAGTTGAATATGGTCAGTTCATGGGTCTAGCTCCTTATGCAGAGGTAGATAAAAAATATGATAATATAGATTATAAAGCAGTTGAACTTGCACACAAAGCTCAGACAGAAACATTTGATGAAACATGTGAATTAGTAGAAAAAATTAATTCTAAAAATATTATTTTATCCGGCGGTTACTTTTTAAATTGTTTAAATAATTTTAAGCTTGTTAAAAAATACTCTAATATAAATTTCTTTGTAGATCCAATACCTCATGATGCAGGCACGGCTTTAGGAGTTGCAGTACACACTGCAAATTATATATGATAATAGGACCTCCTATGTTAACACACAGCTTCTTAAAATGGTTATCTGAACAAGATACTAAAGATAAAATTATATTAGAATTTGGTAGTGGTGGTTCTACTATCCATTTTAGTAAAATATTTAAACAAGTTATTTCTCTCGAATCAAATGAAAAATTTAGATTAGAAATGATGAAACAACTTCCAAATAATGCTTCTATTTATGATCTTACTTTTGATATGTTTCCAAATATTTTGAATGGTGTGGATTATGTGCTTATTGATAATAGCGAAGTCATGTCTTATAAAAGACGAGATGTTGCAATTAATTTAATTGAAAAATATAATTATAAAAATACAATTATATTAGACAATGGAAATTGGGACCCTAATGCTTATTTTTATTTAAAAAAAATGTGTAATAAATGTACTGACTATGGTTGGTCTAATACTTACGGCCAAGAAACAATCACTTCAGTATTTACAGGAATCAAATATGGTAATAATTAAGAATCAAAAAGAAGTTATAGATTTACTTTTGAAACAAGAACCTGTTGTTATATTTCAAGGAGACTCAGAATGGGGACCTAGAGCTTTAGGTAATAGGTCAATGCTATTTGATCCAAGAAATAAAAAGGCTAAAGAAATTATTAATAAAGTAAAAGGTAGACAATGGTGGAGACCTACCGCAGGCACAGTTTTATTTGAACATAAAGATGAGTGGTTTGATTTTTCCGGATTACCTGAATCTCCATATATGACTTTTGCAATCGATGCTAAAGAAAAAGCTAGGAAAGAAGTACCAGCAGTTGTTCATGTTAATAATACATGTAGAATACAAACATTAAAAAAAGAACAAAATCCAAATTATTATGATTTAATTGAAGAATTTTATAAGATAACTAATGTACCTATTTTATTAAACACTTCTTTTAATTTAGCTGGGTGGCCATTAGTGGAAAACATTAATGATGCTTCTTACACTTTACTTAATTCAGATTTGGAGTATATATACATATTATGAAAGTTTCTATATTAGGAAGAGGTAACGCAGGATGTATTACAGCCATGTATCTGGCTTATATGAACCCTGAAATAGAGTTAGAATTATTATATGATTCTAATATAAATCCTGTTCCTACCGGTCAAGGAACTACTCTACTTTTTCCTAATTTATTATTTCATCTATTTAATTATAAAATAGACGATCCTGAATTTAAATGTACTATGAAGCATGGCATCATGTATGAAGATTGGGGCAAGTTAAATGAAAAAATATTTCATGATTTTGCATTAACAACTCACTCTATTCATTTTCACCCTGCCGATTTCCAAGATTATGTTTGTAAAAAACTAAAAGATAAAATTAAAATGAAAGAAACAAATGAACATGTTCTAAACTACGATTTAATAGATTCTGATTTTATTATAGATTGTAGGGGTAAACCAGGAGTATTAGATGATACATATGAAATGTTAAAGAATCCTTTAAACACTGCTTTGCTTGCAAACTTACCTGTTAAGCCCGATGATGTAAAATGGACTAGAACAATTGCTCATCCAAATGGATGGTGTTTCTATATCCCTTTGCCCAATACTACATCCCTTGGTTATTTATATAATTCAAATATTACTTCTGAAGAAGAAGCAACAGAAGATTTTAGAGAAAGACTTGGAGTAGATGAAGTAAAAAAATTTCCTTTTCAACAGTATGTATCGAAACAACCTATATTAAATGACAGAGTAATGTTAAATGGAAATAGATTATTTTTTCTAGAACCTTTAGAAGCAACGGCAATGGATACTTATTATAGATGTGCTGTTACATTTTCTGATTATATGAATAAAATAATTACTAAAAAAGAAGCGGTACATTCTGTAAGCAGGCATGTGAAACAAGTACAAAATTTTATATTATGGCATTATTTAAATGGATCTAAATATGAGTCACCCTTTTGGTCACATGCTATAAATATGGCAGAAAACAATCTTAGAGGAGATTTTAAAGCTGTAGTTGATCATGTTAAAGGTATGAGTAAACAAGAACTATCAGATAGATTACGAACTAATACAGACATTTGTTATGGTTTATGGAATAGTTATAATATAAGATTATGGTATGATGGAGTAAATAAGAAAGGAGATAATACCTATGTTTGTTGAAATTAAAAATTTTATTACCGAAGAATTTTGTGATGAGATTAGTAGTGCTTGTAATCCTCTTATAAATAAAGATTCATTAGAATATGAATTTAATAGACAAGGGAATTCTGTAAGATTTACAGATCAAAAATCTTTGGAGTTTGTACAGAATAAATTGAGAACAAGATTCAATCAAATTGTTGAAAAAAAATTAAAATTTGAATATTCGTTAGATTTAAGTAGATTAAAAGATAGTGAGTTTACATTCCATAAATATAAAGAAAAAGATAATTTAAATATACACTCTGATGGAATAACCAATGAGGTTCCAGGTCATCCTAGGGTATTATCTATTGTAATACATTTAACTGATAACCCCAACGCAGATCTAATTTTTCCAAGGCATGATAAACATATTAAAACTGAAAAAGGTAAATTAGTAGCTTTTCTACCTCATAGTTGTTATGAACATTACTGTAATAATAACTCAGGAAGCACAAGAGAAGTAGTAGTGACTTGGTTATTAGATAATCACTCAATGTTAAATAACGTATGATAAAAAAAGAAATTAATATAAACAATTTTATTGGAGTTTATGATGGTTATATTACAGAAGAAGAATGTAAAAAAGCTATTAAAATATTTGATGACCAAGATAAATTTAATAAAACTGTAAACAGACGTGCTTTTGAAAATGCATCTATGTTAAATAAACAAGATCAACAATTTTTTGCTAACCCAAATAATATAGATATTTGGCATTCAAAATTAGAATCTTTAATAGTTAATTTTGATATGGCATTAAGACATTATAATGAAGCTACAGGGGCAGCACATGCTTTTGATGTAAACAACTTTCTTTATACAAGTTTAAAAATACAAAAAACCTTACCTACAGAAGGATATCATGTTTGGCATATAGAACATGGTAAGGGTTATGAAAATGAAGCTAGAGCTTTAGTTTTTTCTATTTATTTAAATGATGTGGAAGAAGGAGGGGAAACAGAATTTTTACATTTTTCAAAAAGAGTTAAACCTAAAACAGGTAGAATAGTTATTTGGCCGGCAAGTTTTCCATATGTACACAGAGGTAATCCACCTTTATCTGGTGAAAAATATATTCTAACTTCTTGGATGATGTTAAGATGAGTATGAAGTAGGTCTTGGACCTAAACCAGCAATTTTTTCTGCTTCGTCAGCATATAAAACACCAGTAGAAATATCACCTGGAGTATTATCCCATTCATTTTGTAAAAATTCTAAATGAGCTGCATCCCATTTATCAATGAAAACTTGAAAATTTAAACCTGTGTCTGCCAAAGTAGAGTGAGGAGTTTCATCTCTGTATTCTACTTCGTCTGTTGAAACTGGAGTTCCATATTGGATAGCCCATAAATTTGAATAGTCTGAATTAGACCAGAAAGAATCATCATTAATTTCATATAATTTATTTTCAGTAGTACGTTTTATAATTCTTTTATCATCAAAAATTATTGTCCAATTTGAATTTGTTGCCATAATTTTTCCTATGTTTTAATAATATAAATTAATGTTAAATAAGGTTGAAGAACCGAAGTTGCATCACCTGAAAAAGTTGCACTCATATTGTGAGAGTGTCCACCATCACTACCCGCATTAACGTTTCCAAAAGTTAATGAAGAACCACCTGGTTGCTGTGTAGTGGGGGTAGCTCCACTAAGTCCACTACCTCCCCATGGCCCAGGACCAGAGTAGAATGTTTGTGGGTGACTGTGTGAAGCAAGTTGAGCTGTTGAAAGAGTTGCATTAGCTGTTGAACCTCCAACGTTTCCGGTTGCTGATACAGTGTCTGCTCCACCTGTTGAAGCTAAGGCTTTAGTTCCAGATTTACCAACTGCAATATTATTTTGTAAATCAGGTAAACCAAAAGTTGTTGAACCGTCCCCTGCACCGTAAGTAGTACCTATAATTCCAAATAAAGCTGAATAAGTTGTTCTTGAAACATCTGCACCTGCACATTCTAAGAATCCAGATGGAAGAGATGCTGCTGACCATGGTAAAATTGTACCTGTAGCTGTACCTTCTATACCTGTAAGGTTTGCTCCATCAAAATCATATTTAGTTGCTTCGTAATTTGCCATATTATTTCTCCGTGTATGTCCATCCTGTTGTAGCGTCTCCAGAATATACTAATCCAAAAGCTGCACCTTGTGTATTAACTACAAGATCCGCTGCTCCATTAGCTATATTAGAAGAGTTTCTACCAACAGTCAATGCGTTAGTGTTGAAATCATAACCCTGGTCTACAAAATTTACCGTATCTCCTGTAGCAGGTGATGCGGGCAGAGTTATAGTTACTGCTCCACCATTTGTATTTACTAAAATTTGTGCTCCAGCTTGAACTGTTTCTGCACTAGAGATTGCTCTCCATTTTCTTAGTTCTGAAGATTTATAAACATTAGTTCCATCTGACCATAAATTGTAAGAATGACCTTCACATAAAAGAACACCTGTACCCGATGTAGTTTTAAAAGTTAAAGTATTTCCTGCATGATCACATGTATTTTCTACTGTGTATGTTTTTTCAACTGAATCTGGAATAGTTACATTAAGGTTTCCTGCTAAGGTACCTGTTAATTTAATAACTTCATTTTTACCGTTTGATACGGCTCCATTTGTAAAAGTTAAAGCTCTACTAGCATTGGTTACGTTAAAAGCATCGTATCCACCAATTGCTTGTTCTAAAATTAATAAGTTTGTATTTGTGATTGCACCCCAAGTTCCGGAGTTTTCACCTGTTGCTTGTACTGTGAGTTTTAAACTTGCTGATGTTGAGTTAGCCATATTTTAATTCCTTATAACATTCATTTTATTAAAAATAAGAGTTTGTGTCAAACTCTTTATGCAGCGACTTCCACCCAACCAGGAGGATCCGTAGGTGCTGAACCTGTTGGAACGGTGTTCCAAATTAGAGCATTAACACTATTTAAGTTCATAGTCAAGGCTAATCCAGTGAGTGCTACGTCTACGTGAATTACAACACCTACTGAACCTAAATTAGCGGACATTGCTATTCCTGTAATATCTACAGGAGTATTTAATTCAACGGCCACAGAACTCAGATTAGCGGACATTGCTATTCCAGTAACATCTGGTGAAACATCTCCAGTCATACCTATTTGACCCAAAGCAGCAATCATGAAATTACCTGTAATCATTGCATCAGGTGCAGGATCTACTACTCCTAAAGTTAATTGAGCTATATTTAAAGTATTAAGAGTTACAGTTGCACCCGCTGAAATTTCTGTGGAAGTACCTAAAGCTGCAGTCATAGCTATTCCTGATACGTCTACGTTTGCCCACGTTCCTTCTACACCCCAAGCATTACTACCCCAAAATTGTCTGCCCCAACCTGTTGAGTTATAAGCTTCTACTGCACCTAAAGCCATGTTGGCTTGATTACCTGTAGCCATAGCGTCAGGACCAGCATCGGCTGTTCCTAAAATATTAGTCATGGCAATACCGTCTTGAAAAATAGTAGTTGCAATATCGATTGCTTCATTACCTAAACTGGCAGTTAATAAATTTGTAGAAGGAAAGGCAGTCGCACCTGCAGTAATTGTTTCATCACCAAGTGAAGTTGTTAGAGATATACCGGTTAAAGAAACATTAATGTCTCCTAATAAACCCCAAGTACCTAAACCCCAAGTTTGTTGATTCCATCCTGCCATAGGAGGCTACCTCCTAATTAACCAGAGATTCTTAAAATCGCTGCTGTTGATGTAGCTGCTGGGAATTGAATTGTAAAAACACCTGACGTAGCTGTTTTATCTGCTCCAAAATCTAAAACAC